GTCAAAAGCACCCGCTGTATGGATTGCTCCCAACGGATGACCCAGGGGTCAAGTGTGTACTTCACGAACTCAAGGGACTGCTGCTCAATATTAGAAAAGCTCGACTTTTCCAGGTCGCCCACCATATGAGGTGGGACACGGAAAATACGAGCAATTTCATTGATTTGGAATTTGCGGGTCTCCAGGAACTGGGCTTGCTCCGGAGAAATGGAAATGGGGGTATATTTCATACCCTCCTCAAGCACAGCGATTTTATTGGCGTTGCTTGTACCGCCGAAGGTAGACTGCCAGCTTTCTCGCACACGCTGTGGATCTTTGATTGTGCCGGGGTGTTCCAGGACACCGCCGGGAGCAGCACCATTGGCAAAGAACTTGGCACCGTACTCCTCACAGGCAATTGCCATACCGATGGAGTTTTTCGCCATAGCAATGGGGCTGTAGCCCACAAGGCCATCAAAGCCAAGCCCGGGGATATGAAGTACATCCTTGGGTTGCAGTTCCACAATAGTACCTTCCAGCGTAGGAGCATCCTCTGGAACAGTGGTGTACTGATAATACAGCTGTCCAGCATCGTCCCGATCCACAGTCATACGATTTGGCATCAACGGATACAGGGCGATTACCTCACCCTTGCCGTTGCGGATGATTTGGGAGTAGGCATTGCCCCACAACAAAAGGTGCGTCATAAGGGTCTCACGGAAAACAAAGGAACTCATTTCCGGATTCGGCTCATCGTGGAGCAAGCGGTACAGGGGGTGATCCAATGCCTTCTCCTTGCCACCATTTTCTGTATAGCGGTATAGATGCAGAGGCAATCCAGCAACGGCCTCTGCCAGAATACGGACACAGGAATACACTGCTGTCATCTGCATTGCAGAGCGTTCTGTGACCTGCTTTCCGGAAGTGCTGCTACCAAGGAAAAAGCTGTAGGTGCTACCGGATGTTCTGTTTTGGGGCTTGTCCCTACTGCGGAACAGGCCGGAGAAAATGCCCATTTATTAACCTCCTAGTATTTTTTAGAGGAGCGATCAACCTCTCAGCACAGTGGGCAAACCGGGTGACAATCCCCTCTCGGGGGAGAGGGGATTCTCATACAGCATGACTGCTCCAAAATTTCATCGAATGGATGTGTATAGGCAACCGGGTTTTAGTGTCTGATTGTCGTTCAGCGGTGATGTGTCCTCGGAGCCACCGCGTAAGCCAACCGCTAAAATGTTTTTAGATTCACCAACGACCCGGCCATCCACAACTACACAAAACTTAAAAAGAAGCGGGGCAACCGTACCTTCGCCTTGGATACCGATCATTCCGCATTTCTGCCAGTCCATCTCTTCGTTGGTCGGTTTCAGTAGCGGTAATAGCCATGTCGTCAAATCCAAATCGTAATGCCCCTGCCGGATATGCCGTATATGCAATGACATAACTGTTTTCAAATAACCGTCATTCGGCATCCACTCCGGTACTTCGGGATAATTCACAGCAAAGACACCTTCGCCGTTGCCGTAGGCGTGGGTGGCCAGTTGGCCGTATCCCAGTTTGCACACGCCTTCACCCGGCTCTTCATTCCAGTTGCTTGGGTGACGCCAGTAGGTGGATCTATGCCGCCTTCTCATACACTGATACACATAAATAGCGGTGGACCCCACTTTGTAATCCACACCGTGCAGAGAAATTCGCAAGGTGTGCGAAGCGGCATCATCTTGGCTTTTGTGTTTTTTCAATGTGGTATAGCAGGGTGTAAGCTTCTGCTCCACCTTTGCCATCTGTGTCCGCAACTGCTCCCACACAGGGAGGCTTTGTGCTGACGTGCTGTCGTTGGCGGCTACCGGTCCCGGCTTCACAGAACCCAAACTGCACATCGTAGTTGGAAGTACGGTTTTGCCGTCTTCTGAATAGCCACGCAGACCAACCTTTACGGTTTTACCTGGCAGTGAAAGGATCTCCGGAGGCACGGCACAGGTATCCGGAGATGCCCACTCCGCTTCCAGTATGTCAATGGTGGTAGTGCCGTTTGTAAAAACAGCCACCTTGGACAGTGCTGACCATTCCTCCGAAAAAGTGAAGTGTAGGAAAATGGCATTCACCATTCCGCTAGTCAGTGTTTCTAAATTGGCGGCGGCAGCATCCGCCTTGGTTACAGTTATTTCAATCATGTGTCCATCATCCTTTACAAAAACAAAATGCCCCGGCTGTCATAAACCGAAGCACTGTTATCGTTGCCACAGCGAATTGCTCGATCCAAAGCCATAATGGTGGCTACCGCACCGTCAATTTTCTCTGTGGATTTTTCTTTGTCCGGCTTAATATTGCCTGCCGGATCTGTGCGAATAAAAATATTGTCCATCATCCAGCGAAGGACCGGCTGACCGCCGTGGGCTAGTTTTTCTTCTAGCACCAGCTTCATCAGTTCCTTCGTCGGCGGACTCATATCCTTAAAGCCCTGACCAAAGGGCACAACGGTAAAGCCCATACCCTCTAGGTTCTGCACCATCTGCACAGCACCCCACCGGTCAAACGCTATCTCTCTGATATTGAAGCGTTCACCAAGCTTCTCAATGAACTTCTCGATGTAGCCGTAATGGACGACATTGCCTTCTGTGGTTTTGAGGTAGCCCTGTCGCTCCCAAACATCATAGGGAACGTGGTCTCGCCGGACACGCAAATCAACATTGTCCTCCGGAATCCAGAAGTGTGGCAGGACGATGTATTTATCGTCCTCGTCGGTGGGTGGGAACACCAGCACCAACGCTGTGATGTCTGTGGTGGAGGACAAGTCAAGACCGCCGTAGCAGACACGACCTTCCAGGTCATCTTCCCGGACAGCGAAAGCACACTTGTCCCATTTCTCCATAGGCATCCAACGGACAGCTTGCTTGACCCATTGGTTTAGCCGGAGCTGGCGAAAGGCGTTCTCTTCGCCGGGGTTCTGCTTTGCAGACTCACAGGCATCCCGGACCTTATCAATGTCAACCGTGATTCCAAGGGAGGGATTTGCTTTTTTCCAGGTCTTGGGGTCTGTCCAATCGTCTGAATCATCAGCACCGTAGATAACGGGATAGAAGGTGTGGTCGATTTTTCTGCCGTCAATGATGTCTTTGGCTTTCTGATGAACCTCGTAGCAGATGGATTTGGTGTCGTTGCCGGCTGTAGTGATTAGAAAGTACAGCGGTTGCATACGGGCATCACCGGAGCCCTTGGTCATAACATCAAAGAGCTTCCGGTTAGGCTGCGTATGCAATTCATCAAAGACAACACCGTGGGTATTAAAGCCGTGTTTATTACCCACATCCGCAGAAAGCACCTGGTAGATGCTTCCGGTGGGTTGGTAGATGAGCCGTTTTTGAGAGTCGAGGATCTTGACTCGTTTGGAAAGCGCCGGACACATTCGTACCATATCGGCAGCCACATTGAATACAATGGATGCCTGTTGGCGGTCAGCGGCGCAGCCGTAAACTTCAGCACGCTCTTCGTTATCACCACAAGTCAAAAGCAAGGCAACCGCGGCAGCCAGCTCGGATTTGCCTTGCTTTTTTGGTATCTCGATGTAGGCAGTATTAAACTGCCGATAGCCATTCGGCTTCAGTGTGCCGAACACATCCCGGATGATTTGCTCTTGCCAATCGATAAGCTCGAAAGGCTTTCTTGCCCAGGTGCCTTTTGTGTGGCACAGGCATTCGATGAAGCTGACCGCATAATCAGCAGATGCCTTATCGTAGTAGGAGCCTTTCGCCATAAACCGGGTTGGCTTGTACTTTTTCAGTTTTCTGATATGCGATCACCTCCTACAAAGGGTATAAAAAATAGCCGCCACCAAATTGGTGCGACTTGCCGTATGCGAGGAACAGCCCCTACCGGGGTTGTCCTCTCTGTTTTGTTTTGAAGTTAGGCGCGGATCATATGCAGGGCATCAACCTTGCTCCATTCATCGCTACCCCAATTCTTGTAAGGAGCGTTGACTTGGCAAGTGCCGTTCATCTTAAAGCCGGCCTTTTCAAATGCAACCAGGATGCGAATCAAGCCGGAGAAGTTGCAGCTGATGGTGAACTCGGTGATGCCGTTCTGGCTGAAGGCCTCTGCGATTGCCGGGATGTCCTCATCCCAAATGACCTCGTTGAAGTCGATGAGGTCGTTGCCGCACCGGCAACTGTTTCGGTAAGCCCAGTAGGCGGTAGGGTTGATTCCCTCTGCCTTAAGGTCCTTGACCTGGTTGGTGATGGCGTTTTCAAAAGTCTCGATTCTTTTCATTGTGTTTCCCTCCGTTGTTCTTTGGTAGTACACATTATTGCTCTGAATCCGGTATATAGCAAGTTATATCTGCGGCATAAAGTACACAATGTAGCTTTAAGAAATTTGGTCAAATAGTGTATTTTATTTGGATATTTCTGCGCCTCCGGTGGCGGCTGTTGCAAGCTGTACGCCAAGGCGAAACCCAACCTTGAAACGATCCAACTGGGTAAGCATCTCAATGTCAGCACGGCAGACCTTGTAGCGAACAAGCAGTTCCATGAGTTCAGGAGGCGCTTGCTTTTGGATCTCTGTCCAGATGCCACTTAGTTCGTGATTCAGTTCCCGGAAGGACTCTATATCCTCAACTGTGTCATCAAACGGACTGACCTGACCATAGAATAGTCGTGCCAAAATATCCTCAGTCACTCGGCATCCACCTTTCTACAGATATCTTCGCCATAGACCACACCTAGGCTTGAACCGCAGTCCCATTCCACATGGATTGTGCCGATGGAATCAACTGCACGGACCGTTCCCCGGCATCCGGGGACTAACTTGCGATTATAGGGATCTTCCATGTGAACCAACTCCACACGGGTGCCGGCAGGGTATCTCTCCCGGAGGCTCTGCAATGCCTCTTCCGAAATCATTCGCATTCCTCTTCCTCCTTTCCCTTCGCTCCGGTTCTAAAGGCCGTGTTGCCACTGAGGTTGCGAAGCAGAATCTTCCGGGTAGTTTTGTACTGGTCGCCAATAAAGCCGAGCCGAAGCAGGAAGCACCGGAATGCGTACTTCTCATTGTCGGTAGACTGCTCCTTGGCCTTCTTGTTAACACGCTTCTGGTTGTTTGCCATCTCGCACAAAGCGGTGACAAATTCCATATAGGCGTGTAGCTCTTCCGGTTGGCAGCCTACCGGAAACCAGGGGAAGTCAAGCCGGTTATCGATTAGGTTAACTGGTAAGGCATCCACGCCCAAGGCCTTCTTGATCAGATCCCCCTTGGCGTCGATCAAGGAGAATAGGTTTTCCAGACCGCTTTCGGTTACCTTGCTCATGGGGATTTGAATTGCTATCCCGGTAGGTCCTTCGGCGTCCTGCTCTTCCTGCTCTGCGGTGGAAGTGAAGTCTTCAATCTCGAAGCCTTCGTTGATAAGATGCTGCACCAGGCGGTCGATTGCCTCGTCCGTCAAAGCGTTGCCGATGTCGACCCCGGCATCCTTATCGATCACGATGCCGCCGACCTCGTAGTTGAAGGTGGGGGCTCCTGCGTACTTAACCGGGTGGCCGGTCCATTGGGAAATGACCAATGCCATTCTCTTGCGTTCTTT